CAATCAGCGAAGACGAACTGAAAGCATTATCCGACATGATTGAAGTAACTGAAACCGATACGGACAGGTTGCTGAAGCATTTCAAGGTTGAATCGCTGCAAACTATGGATTCCTCGCAATGTCGGCAAGCAATGACCATGCTTAAACATAAGGTGGCATCATGACAGTCGAAATAAATATGAGTGATTTTGTTTTCTGGTGCGCAGAAAAAAAAGTTGACTGCAATAGCGATCAATCAAGATTTGATTACATTGAGAATGTCTTAGTAGAACAGCATCATGAAATCAATCATTTAACGAAAACTTTGCAAAAAATAGCTAATTACCCAGTGAAAAATGGCGAATCAATAAAAACCGCTTTATGGGCAAGGCAAGCATTGAAAAATTGCGGAAAACAAAAATAAAAGAGGTTAAAAATGAGCTCAATAGAAAAGGAATTAGAGGAATTCATTCAAAAAACAAAAAATCCAGCAGCATGGCTTATTGTGGTTGCGGCCAAAGCTGAAATCGAGCGGTTGAACCGCGAAATTAAACTGGCACAAGCAGGCTGGCGCAAGGGTGATGCTGATGAGTTTTTGGAAACAACCCAAAACGCATTGGAAATAAAGGAGTGATATTTCACAACGTCGAACAAGGCACCCCAGAGTGGTTTAGGCTGCGAATGGGAGTGCCTACAGCTTCAAGATTTGGCGAGGTCTACACGGCAACAGGCAAGCCCAGCGCCAGCGCAGAAAGTTATATGTACTCGCTGCTTGCTGAAATCAGGACTAATGAACCGGCAGAATCGTTTACCAGTGAAGCGATGGAACGCGGAACAATGCTTGAGCCTGAAGCCGTTACGGCTTATGAGATGATGAAAGATCGATCTATGGAAACAATCGGCTTCGTGACCAACGACGCGGGAACTATTGGCTGTTCGCCTGATCGAATGGGCCTTGAGGTTAAGTGTCCCGCGCTGAAAACTCACCTGAAGTATTTGATTGACGGAAAGTGTCCGACAAAATACATTCCGCAGGTGCAAGGCTGCATCTGGCTATGCGAACAAGATCAATGGGACTTCATGAGTTATCACCCTGACGAACGACCATTGATTGTCACTGTAAAACGTGACGAAAACTACATTGCTGGATTATCCAAGCATTTGGATGAATTTATTGATAAACTAACTAACGCGAAAGCAAAACTGGAGAATGGGAAATGGTAAAATTTAATGTAACTCAGGCAAAAACGATTCCTGGCCGAGATAAAGCGGTATGGATTCGGCACGGTGTAGCGTTCCAAAACGATCAGGGAAAAATTCGATTAAAATTGGAGTCAATTCCAATTCCTGACGAAAAGGGCCAAATCTGGCTGTCATTGTTTGAGGATAATGGCGAGCGTAGCCAACAAGGCAGTCAATCGTCGCGACCAGCGCGACAGGAACCCGAAGATGATTTTGGCGGTGATATACCATTCTAATAAGGTGGCCAGATGTCTGCGATAGAGTTTATCAATGGCGTCTGGCCTGTTGTTATTGGCTTTATCACTTTGGTTATAGTGCTGGCAAAAATGCACTCAGAAATTGAGACGCTAAAAGAAAAAGTGAAAACACTTTTCGACTTATGGAATAATAAGAAATGATTGAGTTGATCAGATTTGGTATGTTTAAAGACCGAACAATTGGGAGGCTTATTTATGAGGGAGATGTTTTCTACACTGTCGAAAAACCTTGGCTTGATAATCAGCAGAACATCAGTTGCATTCCGACAGGAACTTACCAACTTGGTCGCGTTAATTCGCCCAAGTTTGGCCCAGCTACTTGGGAAGTTAAAAATGTTCCTAACCGCAGTCATATTCTCATTCATGCAGGCAATACTGCTCATGATGTTATTGGTTGCCTCGCTGTTGGTGTGGGTGTTTTTGGTCAGCTTCAAGGCGTATCAAGCAGCCGAAAAGCGATTGAAAACCTGTATTTAATGATGAGCAATAAGATAACCGAAGAAATAACCATCAAAGAAGGCATATTGTTCTAATGGGTATCCTTGGGCAACTTCTCGGCAGTCAGAAGGTGATGGACGCTGCAATAGGCGGTATTACGAAGGGCTTTGATGCGTTGGTATACACTGACGAAGAAAAAGCCGGTGACGCAGCCAAGGAGCGGTCTGATGCTAGATTAATGATCGTCGATTGGGTTAAGAACAGCCAGGGTCAAAACATTGCTAGACGATTGATTGCATTGATCATCACTGCCGTCTGGTTGCTGATGTACCTGATATCAACCGGACTTGATGTCGCAGTGGTATGGATAGATCAATCACTACGGGATCAAGTATCGCAATCAGCTCTGGCAATAGGCCAACGCGCTGATTCAATGACCGGAGCAATGATGCTAATCTTGGCATTTTATTTTGCAGCCCCGCACATGGATAAAATTGTGGGAGCGGCATTGGGTAAATTTGGGAGGAAATAATGGCAGAAGATTTGAAGATAAAGTACGTTCCAACAAAACATTTGGAGCCGTATTCTGGAAACAGCCGAGTGCATAGTACAGATCAAATTGATCAAATAGTCAGGTCGATCAACGAATTCGGTTTCACCAACCCTATCTTGCTTGGCGAAGGCAATGAAGTTGTAGCTGGTCATGGAAGATTGCAGGCGGCGCTCAGGCTCAATCTTGACTTTGTCCCGACAATAACACTAGAAGGCCTGACCGAAACTCAGAAAAAAGCGTACGTTATAGCGGACAACAAGTTGGCGTTGAACGCGACCTGGGATGACGATTTGCTGAAGATAGAGCTTGAGGCTTTGTCTGAAAATGATTTTGATCTAGACATTCTAGGTTGGTCTGTTTTGCCAGAGTTCGCCGATGAAGTTAGTTATGATGTTTTGGATGATGATGATATCTCAGATCAATTATCTGAAATGACAAGTAACGTCAGGAAGGCGATACAGATCGATTTTGATTTAGAGCATTACGAAGAAGCTCAAGAAATAATAAAGTTCTGGCGTGGCCAAGGCGCTTATGTTGGCGGTTTGATAATCGGCCTACTGAAACAGGAAAAAAACAAATTATGAAGTTAATTCAATCTCAAATAGACGGGATCAGGTTTTTTTATAGAGAAGGGTTTTCTGACCTTAAAACTTTTGAGGAAGTCATTGAGCGCAAAACCTACCTCAAAAAAGGAATGACCATTAATGCTGGCGAGAATTGGATGGACTGCGGGGGTAATGTCGGAGCATTTGCCTTGCTAGCCTGCTCAAAGGGCGCAAAAGTTACTGTCTATGAGCCTGACCCGTTCAATTGCAAGATGATAGAAAAAAACTTGAAATTGAACGGTTTCAAAGCTGAAATTAAGCAAGTCGCTTTAGTTCACGATGACCGCAAAGACGTAACACTTTTTATTGGAAATAACAATAACGTCTGGCGCAATTCTATTGTCAAAAAGTGGAACAACAAAGGTATTAAAGTTCCATGTCTAAACTTCGATGAAGAGGCGCTAAAGTTCGATTGTTGTAAGATGGACATAGAAGGCGCTGAGATGATGATCTTAGAAAACACTAAAAAGGTTTTCAGAAAACTTGTATATGAGTGGAGTTTCGATATTGATCCTAGTTTGCCAAGGTTTTGGTCAGTCGTAGAGTCTCAGCAATTGAAATATAATAATGCGCAAGATATAGGGAACATTGCAAAATTCAAGAGCAGGGATTATGACACTTGGCAAAATAGCTGGTTCCCCGCTTGTGCAAATATATTCTTGTTTAACAATTGATTTTTCTAGAGCTAAAAGAGTTAGAGCATAACGTAAAGGTTGGAGACACTTGTCCTGATATAAAGCCTAACGTTATTGAAGACACTATTTTTACTATAGAAAACGAGCCTATTGGCTTTTATTTGAAGGACATTCGCAAACACAGTCCAAAAGCTGCACAGTTAGCAGATATCGCCGACAAAGAATTGAGGAGCAGCCGAGTTCCGAAAAGCGTAATGAAAAGGTCTAGTGGGTTTTTAGATGGCGACAAAGACAGCCAGGTTGAGCAATATTCTACAATTTTAGGTTCTATCCCGCCTAAGCCGCATATGAGAAGGATATACGCAACAAGAAGCAGCGTTCATAATGTGCCTAAAGCTCAAACATTCGTTAAAGCAATGCTTATGCTGGCAAAAGAAAGCGAAAAAATAATTGAATTATTGACGCCTTGTTTATATGAACAGCAAAAAAGGCTTATTGCTGAGAATATTGCCGAACAATGGAGGTTCGGTAATTTATTCACAAGCAGTATATCTAATTACAATATTGCTGCTGACTTTCACAGGGATAACGGCAATTTGAAAGGTTGTGCAAATGTCATTATAGCAAAACGTAAAAACAGTACCGGAGGATGCACAACTATTCCAGACTATGGCGCTACAGTAGACAGTAGTGATAATTCTATGCTTTATTATCCAGCTTGGCGCAATATTCATGGAGTAACGCCAATTATTCCGACACATGACGGGGGCTACAGAAATACGCTAGTCTTTTACCCTTTATCAAATTTTCCAAGAGAAGGAAATGATGGCTAGACCTTTGAAAACAATAGATTGGCAAAAAGTAGATCAAATGTGCGCTATGCATTGTACTGGAGAGGAGCAAGCCGCTATTTTAAACGTGGATTACGACACTCTAAATGCTGCCTGTAAACGAGATCATGAGTGCGGTTTTTCGGAGTATTTCAAACAAAAGAGTTCAAACGGTAAAATGAGCTTGAGAAGAAAGCAATACACTACCGCTATGAATGGCAATACAACAATGCTTGTATGGCTTGGCAAGAACTGGCTAGGCCAAAAAGATAATCACGAAGAGGTTGGAGGTCAGCAGCCGGTCAGCATAAATATTATCAACCCAAATACATAGCATGGCAGATATAGCCCCGACCATACCGCAGTTTGAGTATATGACCAGTGCAGCTAAGTTTCCCGCGTTTGTCGCTGGGTTTGGCGCAGGCAAGACCGAGGCAGCAATTTTTAGGTCGATATACGGAACTTTGTCAAATCCTAATACCAATCGAGGATTCTATGAGCCGACCTATGATTTGATCAGAATGATTGCATGGCCAAGATTTGAAGATACCCTTACTGAATTGGGGATATCGTACAAACTGCAAAAAAGCCCCATCAATCAGATATCAATTGAAGGGTACGGCAATATCATTTTTCGATCGATGGACAACCCACAGCGAATAGTCGGATATGAACACGCCGATGCCGACATAGACGAACTAGATACGCTCAAGACTGCTGACGCTGCATACACATGGCGACAGATATTAGCCCGAAACCGGCAAAAGAAAGCGACAGGCACAAATACCATTGGAGTGACCACAACGCCAGAAGGTTTTAAGTTCGTATACGATACTTGGAAGAAGGCTCCGAAAGACGGCTATCAGATCATTCAAGCACCGACAGAAAGCAACCCGTATTTGCCAGATGGATACATACAGTCGTTGCGGGACATCTATCCTGACAACCTGCTGGCAGCATACCTTGAAGGCCAGTTTGTTAACTTGCAAAGCGGGACGGTCTATAGTTCTTATGATCGTATAGCTTGTCGCAGCTCTGAGACTGTCAACGATGGCGAGTTGCTTAACATAGGCATGGACTTTAACGTGACCAATATGAGCGCGGTTGTATATGTTTCCCGTGGAACAGTCTGGCACGCTGTCGATGAGTTCAAGGGCATATATGACACGCCAAACATGATAAGAGTTATCCAGGAAAAATACCCTAATCACTCAATCAGAATATACCCTGACGCATCAGGTCGAAGCCGTAAATCAGTCGATGCTTCAATATCTGACATTTCCTTGCTAGAATCAGCAGGATTTGTTATATACGCCAACCGATCAAATCCACTGGTCAAGGATCGGATTGTCGCTACAAACGTCGCTTTTGAAAAAGGGCGCGTTAAAATCAACGATCAGGCATGTCCTGAATATGCGCGTTGCATGGAGCAACTGGCCTATGATGCCAATGGATCGCCAGACAAAAAGAGCAATCTTGACCACCTTCCCGATGCGGGAACCTACCCCATCGCCTACGAAATGCCCGTTGTGAAGCCGGTGGCCGATCTACGCATCAGATTTGTGAGATAACTATGCCCGTCGATACGCCATGTGCCGAATACAGCAACAACGTCAACAAATGGAAATTAGTCCGTGATTGCGATGAAGGATCGTCCGCGATCAAATCAAGAGCCAAGGGCGCTGAAGGAATGCTTGGCGGTCTTGCCGGTACAGCGTATCTGCCACCGCCAAATGCCAATGATGGGAGCGCAGATAATAAGCTCAGGTATAGGGCATACGTCGAGCGAGCCAGTTACGTCAATTTCACGGGCCACACTAAAGAAGGCATGCTTGGCATGGTGTTTAGGCGACCCAGCACAATCGAGCTGGACACGAATATTGAATATATGCTGGATGATGCTAATGGCGACGGGCTGTCAATAGAACAGATGATCAAGGATGCTGCTGGCGAGACTTTGATGGTTGGACGATATGGGCTGCTGGTTGATTACCCATCAGCTCCAATGGGCCTCACAGATGCCGAGGTCAGGGCTTTAGAGCTTAGAGCGACAATCCTGCCCTATCCTGCCGAGTCAATCATAAACTGGCGTACAGAAAGCCTGGGAGGCGTTAAACGGCTGTCATTGGTAGTTCTGCGCGAACCGACAATGAAGTATAGCGATGACGGTTTTGAGGCAACTGAGTGCATTTATCATCGAGTGCTGCGAATGGATGACGGTATCTACGTCCAGAATTTGTACGATGAAAACAATGAGCTGATTATGTTTGGCACAAGCCAAGAATCAGATGATGAAGATGATGAGTATGAGGGCGCTGAATACAATATTTATCCGCGCAAGATGGACGGCTCACTATGGGACGAAATCCCGTTTGTGTTTGTTGGGTCAGTCAACAACGATGAATCAGTAGACAAAGCCCCGTTGTATGATATTGCCGAGCTTAACGTAAGCCATTACCGCAATTCGGCAGACTATGAAGAGTCCAGTTTTCTCGTTGGTCAACCGACCCCAGTATTTGTTGGTTTGACTCAATCATGGGTTGAGCAAAACATGAGCGCGGGTATTTCAATGGGCTCACGGTCAGGCATCATGCTTCCAGAAGGCGGCAACGCTATGTTGCTTCAGGCTGGTGAAAATCAAATGCCACTCAAGGGCATGGAAATCAAAGAGATGCAAATGGTCAAGATTGGCGCTCGAATCATCCAGGATCAGGGCGGCAACGAGACAGCAGAAGCGGCAAAGATTAGGTTTAGCGGTCAAAACAGCAAACTAGGGTCGATTATCATCAACATCGAGGAAGGATTCTACAAATGCCTTTATTGGGCAATGGACTTTATGGGCGGCACTGTTGAGCCAATGATTAGCATCAACAAAGAATTCTATGACGCGACGATTGACCCACAATTATTGATGGCTCAGATTCAATTGATGGATCGTGGCGTCATAGCCAAAGATGATGTCAGAGACTTGATGCGTAAGGCCAATTTGATTGACTCAGAGCGAACTAACCAAGTGCTTGATGGCGACGTTGAATCAACCGATATTCTGAGCATGATCTAAGTGAGCAGCAACCAGTATCTGATTGATGCAGCGACCAGGCATCAGATATTCTTGCAACGTTATGGCGCTGGCAGGTCTAAAGAAGCGTTCTAGATGCTGAATCAACTGCGTCGGAAGATTAACGCCAGATTGGCCCAGGAGCCGACAAACTTCCAAGCGCAACGATTGGCCGACGTT